GCTGGAGTTGCGCGGCGCCACCACGGCGCAACTGGCCGAGGCCATCAAGCGGCGGGAGGCGCAGCTGTGGGGCGTGGACAGGTGGGCGGGCACGCTGTTGGGGGCCAAGGCCTCGGAGACGCCCGCGTGGATGTTGTCTGCGGCCCGCACGGCCAACGACGTGCCGCGCCAGCCCTACCTGCGGGTGGGGGACAACGACCCGCTGACGCTGGCGGACTTGCACGGGCAGCACGGCTTGGCCGTCCTCCCCACCCGCAAGGACGACAAGGCGCTTGCCGTCAGTGACTTGGACGAGGCGGTGCGGCAGCGGCGCATCCGGGTGCACCCCCGCTGCCGGCGCCTCATCGAGCAGTTGGCCAGCACCACCTGGAACAAGGGGCGCACCGAGTGGCAGCGCACCGACAAGGACCACGGGGACCTGCTGGACGCCCTGGTGTACCTGCACCGCAACGTCCACCGGCACCGTGACCCCCGGCCCGAGTTGGAGCAGCGGCGCGCCATGGCCGGGGGCAACACCGATAACCTGTGGCTGCCCGAGGCCCCGGACCCGATGGACACGCTGAAGGCGCTGGGCGGGCTGCGTAGGCGCTGACCTAGTCTCTGCAACACTTTGTCGCTACCGCCGAGGCATGGCGGACACCTACTGGGCGGCAGACGAGACAGAGAAGTGCATCAGCGCCGCGTTGGAGAAGCGCCGCCAGTACCGGGACTGGTTGGCCCGCACCGGCCGCGTGGGCCGCATGGGCCGCAGCCTGCGCGCCTACTACGGCTACACGCCCATGGGGGACGGGGACACCTCCATGGTGCTCTCCACCGGCGAGCAAGGCGAGATGGCGGACCTTGCCGTCAACCACTTTGCCGCCCTGGTGCGGCAGGCCCTCGTCCTCATCACCTCGGACAGAGCCGCCTTCAAGGCCGTCGCTGGGAACTCGGACTACAAGAGTATGGCGCAGGCCCAGCTGGCCGACGGGCTGCTGGAGCACTACGACCGCAAGCTGCACGTCTCGGACATTGAGGGCGCCGCCGCCTTCCGCGCCCTGCTGATGGGCGAGGGCTACGTCTCGGTGACGTGGGATGTGGAGGCCGGGGACACCTATGCGGTGGACCCCGAGTCCGGCCGTCCGGTGCGCGAAGGGGACTTGGCCTTCCGTGTCTTCAGTCCGCTGGATGTGGCCTACGACGTCAGCGCCACACAGGGGAAGCGCCCCTGGATGCTGCTGCAAACCAAGCGGAACAAATGGGACTTGGTGGCGCAGTACCCGGAGAAGAAGGACGACATCCTCGGCAGCGAGGGCGGCCGGGATGAGTACGACTGGATGACGTGGACGCTGGAGCAGCGCAAGGTGTCCGACGACACCGTTACCGTCTACGAGTTGTACGTCCCGACGTCCCCGGCGGTGCCCAACGGGCGGCTGGTGACGTTCCTTGACGGCAAGACGTGGCTGTTTGACGGCCCCCTGCCCTACGACGACGTGCCCGTTTACGGGATGCAGCCCGACGAGACGATTGGCGTGGCGGCGGGCCACACCAGCACCTTCGACCTACTGGGCATGCAGCAGGCCCTGGACATGTGCGCCACCATCGCCACCACCAACCTGCAGGCCGGCGGCGTGGTGAACTTCTGGGCGCCGTCGGCCAATGACTTGAACGTGCGCCAGCTGTCCGGGGGGATGAACTTCATCTCCAGCCCGGTGAAGCCCGAGGCGCTCAACGGCGTGGCCATGTCCCCGGAGGTGGGGCGCTGGGCCGGGCAGTACGTGGGCTGGATGCAGGCCATCAGCGGCATCAACTCGGCCGTGCGTGGCGACCCGGAGAAGGGCATGCCGGCGCAGGCCATGGCGTTCCTGCAGGCTCAGGCCATCCAGTTTCACAGCGGGCTGCAGCGGGCCTTCCTGCGCATGCGCGAGCAGGTGCGGACGGCCAACATTGAGTTGCTGAAGCGCTACGCCAACAGCAAGCGGGTGGCACTCATCGCCGGCAAGGCCACCAGCTGGATGCGCAAGGAGTTCACCTCCGACGACTTGCGCGACATCGACCGCGTCACCGTGGAAGAGGTCAACCCCGCCCTGCGCACGCTGGCCGGCAAGAAGGCCATTGCGGACGAGCTGCTGCAGAAGGGCCTCATTCAGCAGCCGCAGCAGTACATCACCCTCATCACTACCGGCCGCATGGACCCCCTCTTTGAAGGCGAAGAGGCCAACCTCATGCGCATCCGGCGCAACAAGGAGATGCTACAGCAGGGCGTGGGCCTGCCCCCGGTGGCCATCGGGCCGGACGGGCTGCCGCTGGTGGATGTTGTCAGCGGGCTGGCCCAGTTTGCCGACGACGGCCAGCCTCATGTGCGGCCGCTGAAGACGGACACCCACTGGTTGGACATCCCCGAGTACCTGGCGGTGCTGGCCATGCCGGATGCCCGGGAAAGGCCGGACGTGGTGCAGGCCGTCACGGACGTGGTGGAGTACCAGCTGGCGCTGTGGCGCAGCATGGACCCCGCCCTCATTGCGGTGCTGAAGGGCCAGCCCGCCCCCATGCCGCTGCCGCCGCCCGGGATGGCACCGATGATGGGCGCCCCGCCTCCCAGCCCCGGCGCGCCCGCCGGAGGCCCGCCGCCGCCCGATGGGGGCATGTCTGTGGCTGGCCCGCCCAACAGCCAGGTGCGGCCGGACATCCGCATGCCCAGCCTGCCCAAGACGCCGGGGCCGCAGGGTGAGGTGCCGCCCATCGCCGGGGTGAATGCGTGACGCGCAAGCCTGCAGACGTGGTGCGCGCCATCAAGGCCAAGGTGGCCAGCGTGCGGACGTCCCGCGCCCAACCCAAGGCCAAGCCTGAGTTGCAGGGGAGTGAGGCGCCGCCGGTGGCGCCCGAAGCCGCCGCGCATTGCCCGCAGGGTGCGTCGTGGCGCTGTCTTGTCTGCGGGAATGAGGCCACCGGGGACGTCTGCCCAGTGGACGGAAGCCAGGGGAAGCCATGAGCGACGCGGCCGTTGCCGCCACCGAAGCCACCGCAGTTGAAGCACCTTCCGAGCAGTCCACCCCCAGCCAGCCCGCGCAGGAGGCCACCGAGGCCGCGCCGCGCAAGCTGCCCTCCCCCGTCAAGCTGAAGTTCAAGGGCAAAGAGGAGACGGTTGACGACCTGGACCAGTTGGCCCGCTGGGCACAGATGGGACGCGGCGCCACCGAGGTATTTGAGCAGGCCAAGAGGATGCGCGAGGAGGCCGAGTCTAAGGCGTCCCGTCTGGAGAAGCTGCGCGGCGGCAGCCTGGAGGACCGCCTGGCGCTGCTGACGGAGACGTTGGGGGACGAGGAGGCCACGCTGGCTTTCATGGAGGAGGCCCTCTACGCCAAGCGCATTGCGCCCCAGCAGCTGTCCCCCGAGCAGCGGAAGATGCAGGACTACGAGCGCAAGCTGCAGGCCTATGAGGCCGAGAAAGCCCAAGCCACCAAGGCCAAGCAGGAGGCCGAGCTGGACGCGCAGGCGGACGCCATCGCCCAGCAGTACGCCAAGACGGCCGCCGAGGTGATGCAGAAGCTGGGCTGGGGGCCAGAGCTGGCGCCGCTGGTGTTGCGGGAAATGATGCCCTACGCCGAGCAGGCGCTGGAGGCGGGGCTGGACCCGGTGTCTGAGGACATCATGGGCATGTACATGCAGGACCAGCAGGCGAAGCTGTCCAACTTCGCCAAGCAACTGAAGGGCGACCAGTTGCTGCGCTTCCTGGGTGACGACATCGCCAACGAAATCCGAAAAGCGGACTTGGCCCGACTGCGCGGCGGCAATGCGCCCAAGGCGCAGCAGCGCCAGGAAGCCAAGCCAGACAAGCGCCCCACCAGCGAGGACCCGCTGGAGGCGGCCCGGCAGGCCCAGAAGAAGCGGCGCAGCTTCTGGGATGAGGACCCTTACGGGGCGTGACCTTGTCTTTGCAGCAAACGGCAGGCTCACTGCCATGACAATAGCCCCGAAGACTCGTCAGAGCTGCTGACCGTGGCGCCGAGAGGCCACCCGGGAGGCGCGAAAGCGACACCGACGGAGCGAGCGCAGCACCGGCTTTCTCTCTCTCCTTTCGCGCCACCGGCGCCCTCTCTCGGAGTTTCATCATGCCTGCCATCAACAGCACGTCGTCTCTCGTCGGGTTTTTCAAGGAAGTCTACGCCAATGAGGTCAAGGACCTCACCGCCCCCATCCTCAAGGTCGCCAACCGCGTGAAGTTCAGCGAGGCGACGATGGTCGGTTCCAAGTACCACCAGCCCGTGACGGTCGCCATGGAACATGGTGTGACCTATAGCCAAGCCAACGCCTCGGCTCCGGTGACGCTGCTCGACCCCGTGGCCGGCGTGCTGCAGGACGCCCAGGTGGAAGGCGCTCAGATTTTCGGCCGCGCCCAGGTGGACTACGAGTCCATCTACCGCGCCGCACAGGCCGGCCCCAAGGCCTTCGGCAACGCCACCAAGCACATCGTCAAGCGGCTGGCCACCTCCACCGCCAAGCGGCTGGAGCTGTCCATGCTGCACGGCCAGCGCGGCATCGGCGCCATCTCGTCCGTCACCTCGGCAGGCTCTGGCCCGTACACCGCGGCCATCGTCGTCACGGACGAGTCGTGGTCATCGGGCATCTGGGCGGGCTGCGTGGGCGCCACGCTGGACGTCTTCGCCTCCACCCTGACCGGCTCCAAGGTGAACAGCAACAAGCTGGTCGTCACCTCGGTGGACATCAACAACAAGACGGTCAACGTCTCGTCGTCCAGCTGGAACACCTCCGGCCTGGCGGCGGGGCAGCACCTCTTCTTTGAGTCCTCCAGCCCCACCACGGAGATGGCGGGCCTCGACAAGATTCTTCGCAACACCGGCACCCTCTTCAACGTGGACGCAGCCACCTACGAGACGTGGGCGGGCAACATCTACTCCACCAGCACCGGCACCATCTCGATGGGCAAGCTGCTGGAGGCGATGGCGTCCCCGGTGGCGTTCGGCGCCGAGGGCGAATACCTCGCGGTGGTGAGCCCGAAGGCCTTCGAGGTGCTCAACACGGACCTCGCGGCGCTGCGCATGCTGGACTCGTCCTACGGCAAGAAGGGCGAGAACGGGTTCGGCAGCATCAAGTACTACTACCAGAACGGCAGCTTGGAGATTCTGGCGCACCCGCTCCAGAAGGACGGCCTGTGCCACGTCTTCAACCCGGACGAGGCCAAGCGCATCGGCGCCACGGACCTCACCTTCATCAGCCGCCGCGGCACCGAGGAGGCGCTCATCCTTGAGTTGGCCAACTCGGCCGGCGCGGAAATGCGGTGCTACGCCAACCAGGCCCTCTTCGTTGAGGCCCCCCGGCGCACCACCGTCCTTGCGGGCATCACCTACGCCTAGCGCGTAGTTGCGACGGCAGGGTGGCCGTCCCTCCCCATGCGGCCACCCTGCTGTTGCGTAACTCCAACCCTCTGGAGACTTCGCACATGGCAAACACCATCATCAGCATCAACCACCCCTCGCCCTTCAACCTGGGCGTCAACGGCGCGGCCCGGCGCGGCAACGCGGCTGTGCAGCTCGTCATTGGCTTTGTCCGCGCACTGGTGGCTGGCCCGAAGAAGGGCACCAGCCTCACCATCAACGCAGGCACGGCCACCACCGCGCTGGCGCCCGCCACGGGCACCGTCACGCTGGCCACCGGCAGCAGCGGCACCTATACGGCCACCATCAACGGCGTGGCCGTCACCGTCACCTACGCCACGTCCCTCACGGCGACGGCGGCGCTGCTGGCGGCGGCCATCAACGCCAGCGTGGACCCGCTGGTGCGCTACTTGGTGTCCGCGGTGGCCGTCGGCCCCATCGTCACCATCGTGGCGCTGCAGCCGGGCATCACCGGCAACTGCATCACCCTGGCTGCGTCGGCCTCCGTTGGTACGGCGACGGCCTCGGGTGCGCGGTTGGCGAGCGGCGCAGGCGGCAGCAACACCCCCGTGGTGGTGACTCTCTAAGCCATGCCCCTGGACAACCCCATGGCCTACATGAAGACGGACAAGGCAGCCGCTGGGAAGGCCAAGGAGAAGATGGCCGGCCTCTTCAAGCAGATGATGGCGGCCAAGCTGAAGGCCAAGCTGGGCAAGGCCTACCAGGGCGAGGAGTCGCCCGAGGAAGAGGCGGCCGAGGCTTCGCTGGAGGACGGCGCCAAGCCCAAGTCCAAGGAGAATGAGTTGCCCGACGAGGACGCGGAGTTGCTGCGCGCCCTCTACGAGCAGCTGAAGTAGCCAAGGAGGCCGGCACATGGCGTGGACAACCACAGAGCTGTTGGCGGACGTTCGCCGCAGCGGCATGCTGCCGGACTCGGCGCCTTCCGGTGTCTCGGACGCGGACATCCTCGCGCACGCCAACAAGGAGTTACAGGCCCGCCTGTTGCCCCTCGTCATGGCCGTGCGCGAGGAGTTCTACGTCCAGCCGTACAGCACCGCCCTGGTGGGCAACCAGCAGGGCTACCGGGTGCCATCCCGTGGCATCGGCAACAAGCTGCGGGACGTGCTGCTGCAGCTGAGTGACGGCAGCCTGCAGAACCTTGCCCGCATCGCCCCGGAGGCCTACCCGGAGATGATGACGACGGCCCCTTCGGTGTACCCGTGGGCCTTCTTCCTTGAGTCTGACAGCGTGATGCTGGTGCCGACGCCCTCCACCACTAGTGCAGCCACGCTGGTGCTCAAGTACCTGCTGCGGCCGTCTTGGCTGGTGCCGGTGAGCGCCTCGGCCACCCCCACGGTGACGACGGTGCAGGCCAACACTCCCAGCGCCGGCCTCACCCGCATCAACCACAGCGCCACCGGGGACGACTTGGGCGGTCAACGGCTGGATGTGGTGATGGGCCGCCCTGGCTTCCGCACCCTCATGGTGGGCGCGGTGCCGGTGTCCTCGGGCGCTGGCTATGTGGTGGTGAATGCCACGGACTTGCCCTCGGACTTCTCCACCGCCAATAGTGCCGGGGACTACCTGTCGGCAGCGGAAACCACGCCGGTGGTGCAGTTGCCTCCAGAGCTGCACAACTTGCTGTACCAGCGCACCCTCTGCCGCGTTCTGCAGTCTATTGGTGACTTGGAGGCCCTGCAGGCCGCTGAGGCCAATGCGGCCCAAATGGAGAAAGACGCCATCGGCATCATTGCCAACCGGGTGGAGGGTGAGCCCAAGAAGGTGGTGGGCCGCCTGTTGAGTCGTCCACGCGCCCGCGTGGGAAGGTGGTTCTAGGGCATGCCCAGCGCCTCCGTCCTGCAGGTGAATGCGCGGGGGTTGGTGACGGCCCCCAACCCGCTGTTGGTGCCACGCGACGCCCTCATTGTGGCTGACAACGTGGTGTTTGAGCGCCCCGGGTACATCCAGAGTCGTCGCGGGCTGAAGCGCTACACCTACGGCGTGGGCGGCCAGACGTGGGCCGTGGTGCCCTACTTGCAGCAGGTGGTGGCCAACTACGGCACCGCCGGAGGTGCGGCCAACCTCCGCACCAACAACAGCAGCGACGGCACCGGGACGTGGATGGCGGTGTCCGGCAGCGTCAGCAATGACCCCAGCCTGGGCGAGCGAATGCACGGGGCCGAGGCCCTGGGCAGCCTGTACCTTACCTGCCAGCAGGGGGTGCAGAAACTCACCAGCGCCACCCTCATCCCCGCCGGCCTGCCCAAGTGCATCGGCATCGACAGGTACGGCCCCACCAACGTACTGGTGGACACCGGCGGCTTCCTTGCGGACGGCCAGTGCGCGGCCTACCGCGCCGTGGTTGGCCGGGGCGCGGGGGGAAACATCCAACTGGGCGCCCCGGGCGGCCGCAACGTGGTGGCTAACGCCACCGGCACCACCGGCTACGCCGCGGGCGTGGCGCGCAACGTGGTGGTGCGGGTGCTGCTGCCTAAGGCCAACAACACCGCCTCCACCGCCCTCACCACGTCCTACTTCGTGCAGCTGTACCGCAGCGGGCAGGTGGCCAACGGCCAAACGCCCTCGGATGAGATGCAGCTTGTCTACGAGGCCTACCTCACTGCCACCAACATCTCCAACGGCTACGTGGACGTCACGGACAAGCAGCCGGACTCACTGCGCGGAGCGTACCTCTACACCAACCCCAACACCGGCGAGGAGGGTGTGCGGGTGGGTGCCCTCAACGCCAATACGCCCCCGCTGACGTCGTGGGACGTGGCCATGTGGCGAGACTGCGCCTGGTACGTGGACAGAAGCCGGGGCACCGAGGCAGCGGGCCGCCAGCGGCTGGTGTTTCAAATCCTCGGCACCGGCACTGGCGGGCTGGCAGCCGGCCAGACACTCACCATTGCCGGCGTGACGTATACAGCCATTGCCCCGGGCACGCCCACGGCCAACCAATTCGTGGTGGAGACGTCCGGCACGGCTTCGGCCAACATCGAGGCGACGGCCACCAACCTGGTGGCAGCCATCAACAAGTCGGCCAGCAACACCAGCGTCTACGCCTACTACATCAGCGGCAGCGCCCCGGACGCCCCGGGCAAGGTGCTGGTGGAGTCCCGGCTGGAGACGGGCAGCATCTTTACCGCGCAGGCCTCTGCCAACGGCACTGCCTACGTGCCGGCGCTGTCCACCGCGGCGAGCTCCACCGCGGATGGTGCAGGAAACCGGCTCTACTTCAGCAAGCCGGGGCAGCCCGAGGCGGTGCCCGTCGTCAACTTCCTCGAAGTGGGGCCGACGGGCAGCAATATCCTCCGCATCATCCCGCTGGGGAGTCAGCTGTACGTGGTGACGGATGCGGGCCTGTACCGCGTGCTGGGCAGCGACTACACCAACTGGGACGTGAATCCGGTGGACCTGACGTGCATCTGCGCGGCCCCGGAAACGTGCTGCACGCTGGACGGCAGCCTCTTCTTCCTCACCAGCCAGGGCGCGGTGGAGGTGACGGAGGGCAGCGTCAGCTACATCAGCGGGGACATCGACAGCGACTTGCGCACGGTGCTGCAGTCGCTGCTGTACAACCCCAGCACCGGCGGGCGCCCGCTGGCGCTGTACGCCTTCGCGGTGGCGCACCTGCTGGACCACCGTGTCCTCTTCTGGCTGCCCGCCAGCGTCAGCGCTACGGCCTGCAGCTACGCCTACGTGTACGACCGGCGGGCGCGCAGTTGGTCCCGCTGGTATCGCACCGCATCGGACTTGGCCTCCGCGCAGACGCACAGCTGTGGGTGCTACTCGCAGGGAGGCCCCACGGCGGTGGGCATGACGCTGGGTGGCAACGCCACGGCAGACGGCTGGTGCTTCATCGAGCGCCGCGCCTTCTCCAAGAATGATTACGCGGACAGCACCGACGCGGGAGCCACCACCACCATCAAGCGCTCGGTGACGTGGGCCTACCAGGACGCCGGGGACGCCGCCGCCGGCAAGCACTGGCGGGAAGTGCAGTTCCTCTTCGGGGATGACCGACCCCGGGCCGTCACGGTGACACTGGCCACCGAGACGCAGGCAGCCACGACGGCCGAGGAGACGGCATCCGTCACCACCACCTACTCCACGCCCGTCAACAACAAGATGCACCGGCTGCCGGTAGGCCGGGACTGCGGGCGCGCAGCACGTATGGCGGTGACGCTGGCCTCTGCGGAGTTGTCGCTTGGCTTCGACGTGGCAGGCATGGCGCTGCACTTCCGCCCCTATGGCCCGAGGCTCACCCGTGGGCCTTAGTTTTCCCACGCGCACCTTGCGGGACGGGGAAAACCTTCCCCTCGCGTGGAATCAACTCATGGCCACGCTGCGTGGCGTCTTTGCGGACGTGCCGCGCACCGTCTTCTGTGACCTCACCATCCGCACCGGCCAAACCAACCAGTCAGCCTTCCCCATGGAAGTGGCGCTGCCGGACGGCTTCCGCCCCCGGGTGGTGCTGGTGGGAGCGGTGCGCAACCTTGACGTGCCGGAGACGCAACTTCATACACAGGCCGTCTTCTGTGATTGGCGGCCCTCGCCCACCGGCATCACCATTCGCTACCTAACCGGCCTCATGTCGGGCGCGTACGCCCCCGCCAACTGGGCCATCACGTTGAAGGTGGAGGGAGACTGATGCCGCCCAACTTCCCACAGCAGCCGCAGGAGATGGACGAGCGCGCCCGCCGCGCCCAGCAGCAGAAAGCAATGGGCATGCAGCAGGGCCAGCAGCCTATGCAGGGTGTGCCCCTTGCTGGACAGCCCAAACCCCTCGCCAACAACTACATGGGGCCGCCGGAGGCGCCGGTGCAGGTGGAGGAGCCCGCCCGCGCAGGCCCCACCGGCTTTGTGGGCTTTGGCCAGCAGCTGGCGGCCAATCAGGACGTGGCCAACCGCATGGCCATGCAGGCCGGGCAGGCGGCCATGAATGGCGGCGGCGTCAGCAACCTCAAGGCGGACGCGGGGCGGCAGGCGCTGCTGCAGCGCGCCTACGGTAAGGCGGCGCAAGTGACGGATTTGGACGCTGCTTTGGCTGGCGGGGCCGGGGGCGACTACTTTGGGCAGCTGGAGAGAGACTACGGAGCCGGCGCTCAGTCCCGCATGTCCGCCTTGAACAAGTCCGGCGCGGCTCGTTCTGCGGAAATGCAAGCCCGGATGAATGCGGAAGGCCAGCGCCTCCAGCGCGAGCAAAAAGCCGCCGAAGAGAAGCGCGTCCAGGACGAGGTGGCGCGCCTTCGCCAGCAGGGCGAGTCCGCCCGGCGAATCCGCGGCAGTGAGGTGCGCAGCATTTCGCCGCAAGAGTGGGCCGAGCGAAACGGGATGACGCTTGAGGAGTGGGTCCGCAACGGCAAGCAGCCGGCGTACTGAGGAGGCCACATGGAATCGACACTGTCAGGACAGGACGCGATGTCCGCCTTGGGTAAGGGCGGACTCGTCAGCACCGTGGTGGGCGGCCTCGCCACCGCACTGGGCGTTGCGCTTGCCCAGGGCGACTACGAGAAGGCCGAAAAGCTGCGCCAGCAGGCATACGCGGAACTTGCCAAGCTGAACCCGGACGAGTTGGCCAAGGTGAAGGCCGAGATTGGCGACAGCGCGTTTTCCAGCATCACCGAGGCCCCCGAGGGCCGGCAGGCGCAGAAGATGGCGCTGGAGCGCCTGCAGGCCATCTCCAATGAGGATGACCCGCAGAGTGCGGCCGAATACGCCAAGGCCCAGCAGGAGGCCGCCGCCAACGAGCGCGGCGTGCGCATGGCAGCCCTGCAGCGGCTGGCCCAGCGCGGCGCCGGGGCCACCTCTGGCCTCGCCCTGGCAGCCCAGCAGGACGCGGCACAGGCCTCCACCCAGACGGCCAACCAACGCAGCCTGCAGGTGGCGGCGGATGCTCGGCGGCGGGCACTGGAGGCGCTGTCTATGCAAGGGCAGATGGGCACCCAGCTGCGCAGCAGTGACTACCAGCTGCAGCGGGACAGGGCGCAGGCGCAGGACTCCATCAACCGCTTCAACGCGGACGCCCGCTGGAGGCAGGCGCAAACCGTCTACGACGCCCGCGCTCAACAGGGGGACCGCATGGCCAAGTCCTACGAGCAGCAGGCGAAGGAGCGCGAGGCAGCTGCCGGACGCACGGCGGCCACCACGCAGGCGGTGGGCGGCACCGTCGGCAAGCTGGGTGACACTGCACTCATGGCGCTGACAGGAGGGCTCATCTGATGGACGCTCAACTGGAGGAGTACCTGCGGCGCCGGCGGCAGCCGCTGGCGATGGAGGAGGAGGACGTGGAGTCCTCGGACCCCGGCGACATGGACCGCAGCCTGTCCCCGGAGCCGCTGGCCCTGCGCGAGCGCCCCCGCTTTGACAACCTGATGGCTGGGCTGGACGCGCCCCGACTGCAGGCCGAGGCCGACGTGGCGCTGGAGCGCGATGCGGCGGACGACGTGGCCGACATGGCGGGACGACGGCTGGGCAAAGACAGCGTCTTTGCGCCGCGCGAGGCGGGCACTTTCAGCCCGCTGGCGGCCGGCCGGGGCGTGCCTGCGCCGAACGACGAGGGCAGCGGCGGCGGATACCTGGCTGCACTGCGGCGCGCCCAGAAAATGGATGACCTCTCCGCAGGCATGCGGCGCGTCTATGACTCGGGCCAGCAGCTTGCGGAAATCACCAGCCGCGGCGCCTACAAGGCTCAGCCGCTGGGGGACATGCCCTCCGAGGTATCCAAGGAGGAGAAGCGCCGGGCGGTGGTGGCCGAGTACCTCAAGCAGAAGCGGGACGACGAGACGGCGGGCGTGGACGCCGAGTACAAGCGCGGCCTGCTGAAGCGCATGGCTGACGGAAAACCGCAAACCACTCGCCCCGGGCTTACACAGGAGCAGTTTGACGCCGAGCACGGCCTCAAACTGACGGACTTGGCGGGCCGCATTGCAGCTCGCAACCAGCCGCGCACGGGTAAGCAAGCAAAGCCCGCCGACACCGGCCCAAAGCTAAACAAGGCCGCGGAGACGCTGCGCAAGGAGTTCAACGGGCTGCCTGTCGTCAAGGACTTCAACGACGTAGACGCGGCCTACGGGAAGATGAAGCGTGCCTCTGAGAGCCCAAGCGCCGCCGGGGACCTGTCGCTCATCTTCGGCTACATGAAGATGCTGGACCCGGGCAGCACGGTCCGCGAAGGTGAGTTTGCCAACGCGCAGAATGCGGGGGGCGTGGATGACAAGGTGGCGTCCGCCTACAACCAGGTGGTGGACGGGCAGCGGCTTACCCCGGACCAGCGCAAGGACTTCCTCGGCCGAGCGCGGCAGCTGTACGACACCCACGCCGAGCAACTCAACACCGCTGCCGAGCGCTACAGCGGCATTGCCAAGAAGTCCGGCGCAGACCCTGAAGACGTGGTCATCCGACCGAAAACGGGAGGGAATCCCGCAGGCAAGGTTGCCGTGAGCAACGGCAGCGAGACGCTCTACATCGACCCGCAGGACGTGCCCGATGCCGCGAAGGACGGGTACAAGGTGGTGAAGCCGTGAGCAACTGGAAGTCTCGCGCCATCCCCGCGGCTCCGGTGGAGCCCGACCCGTCGGCGGTCCCCGGCTGGAAGGCTCGTGCGCTGCCGGAGGGCGAAGTCCCCGCCCCCGGCCCAGAGGGCGCCACTCCCACCCAAGCGAAGCCTGACACCGACCTCCCCGGCTTCTTGGAGACGACGGGCCGCGCCTTCTTCGAGGGGTACACCGGCGGTCTGTCTGGGCGCCTCGCGGGCGTTGGCGGCGTACTGGAGGAGTTGGGCGAGCGCGCCGGGGCGTTGACGTATCCAGATGGCGTGCCGCAGCGCCCGAGCGTGCCGCTGGGCTACGCCTTTGACGAGGCCCGCCAGCAGGCCGAAGCACGCCGCTGGACGGGCGACCAAGGCCCCTACGCAGCCGCTTCAGTGGGCGCGGAGGTGGCCGGAGGCGTCCTGAACCCCGTGGCCGCCGTCATCGGTAGGGCGGCACCCATTGCGCGTATGCTTCCGGCGGGCGTCAAGACGGCCCTGCAGGTGCCGCGCAAGGGCGTGGAGGCCGGCCTCAAGGGCGCGGTGACGCTCGCAGACCAGGTGGTGGTGCCGGGCGCCGTTGCTGGTGGGATGATGGCCTACGGCAAGGGCGAGGCTGAGGACGTGCCCACCGGCATGGCGTTTGGCGGCGGCCTCAGCCTCGGCCTGGTCGGTGGCGTCAAGGCCGGGGGCGCACTCATCGACCTGTCGCGGGTCGGTGCGGCACGGATGGCGCCGGAAGCATCCAAGGCCGTGGCCGATTGGCTAAGGCAGCGAGCCATCAACCGCTACAAGAAGGGCGCAGGGGCCATCCAGCAGGACCTCGCCATTGACCCCAAGGCCCGCGAGCGCGAGGACATGCTTACCGGGCTGCTTCTGGACGCCGAGGTGGCCAAGCCAGGAGACACGCCCGAAACGCTGCTGCCCAAGTTTCAGGAGATGGCCGAGAGGGAGGGAGCTGCGCAGGGCGGCCTTGAGCGAGCTACCGACGATGCCATGGGCGGACGCGTCGGCTTGGAGTCTGGCGACCTTGCATCCATCCGAGCCGAGCGAATGGCCCGCCGTTCTGCGGCGCGCGAGGCAAGCGAGGATGCGCTTCTGCAGCAGCAGACGCGGCTGGGTATGGCTTTCCAGTCCGCTCGGCGCAGATTGGAGGGTGAACTGCAGGAGCTTGAAGGAAGGCATGCGGAACTGGTGAAGCAGCTGGACGAGTCCGTGTCCGCCGCCAACGCCAGCGGGGAGGCATACAGCGGCCAGCTTCAGGCAGAGCAGGCCGCGCTAGAGCAGCAGTTGGCCGCAGTCGAAAACGCGGCAAGACAGCGCGTGGAGCAGATAAAGCAGGTGGCTGCCCAGCAGCAGGAGGCTTTGGCGCAAACAATCACCAGCAGCCAGCAGCAGGCCGAGGCTGCCACGGCCGCGGCTCGCATCGGCACTCAAGCGGACTTGAGCAAGCAAGCGGCAACGGTGGATGTTCAGAAGCGGCTGTTGGCCCAGAAGCTGGCCAACACACTCGATGCACTGGAAGGGAACCGCCCTTGGACGCTGTCACCGGACGACCAGGTGGCGGCGGGCGTTGGCGCCATCCCGCGGGAAACCCTCATTACCCTGCCTTTCCGCCGCAACCAGGTGCAGGGATTGGGCGGGTTGATGGGGAAGCCTGATGCGGAGAAGGCCAAAGGCGTTGAGGCCCTCGCCATGGAGCTTATCGTCAAGGGAGACTCACGGGCTGCAACCGTGGGGCGCTTGCTGGAGGATGAGGCCGCGCGGGCGCTAGTGGTCACGTCTGGCAAGGCTCGCAACAAGGCAGTGGAAGAGTTGGCGCGCGTGCGCAGTCCTGCTGTTGCCCCGGCATTGCCCGAGGACCTCCAGCGCATTGCGGCCCTGCCACCCAAGGAGCGCAAGGCCGCGCTGGCGCAGCTGGCCCAGCAGATGGCCGACCTTGAGGTGTCTCCGACAGCCACCGAAGGCATCCAACCCGAGGTGTTGCAGTTGATGGGTGCTGGGAAGCGCGAGCGCGCGTCTGCGCTAACGTCTTTGGCAGAGACGAGAGTGCCGAGGCCGCCGCCTCTGGAGCAGGAACTGGAGGCCGTGCGCGGACTGGCGCCAGACCAGCGCAAGGCCGTGCTGGAGGATATCGCCCGAAGAAGGCTGGCGGCGCAGGAAGGCGTGGACCCCGCCCTGGCTCCCGTGGTGGGCAAGGCGTCCAAGGAGCAGAAGCCCGCCATTGAGGGGGCGCTCAACCAGCGCATCATGTACCCGGAGCCCAAGGCGCCGCCGGTGCCGCCGGATGATGTTTTGCTGCATAACGTGGGACTGGATGTTGAGCCGGTGGTGGCGCGTCTCAACGAGATGCTGGCGGACTACCGCTCGCATGATGACCGCGGGAATGCTGCCTACATCCTCAACACGATTCGCACTCTTCGACAGAACGCTCGCAAGGGGATGACTGCGGCCGAGCTGCGTGGATGGAAGACGAGCATCACGGAAAACCTCAACTATGCAAAGGACGCCAACAAGACGCAGGCAATGAAAAAAGCAGTCGCTGGAATCTACGACGATGCCGTGGAGGACGCAGTGCTGGGGCAACTTGGCCCAGAGAAGCTGGCCGAGTACCAGAAGACCAAAGACGCCTTCGGCGCAGCCAGCATGGCCACCAACTGGGCCACCCGCGGAACGCGGCGCGAGCTTGGCAACCGGGCCATTAGCCCGTCCGACTACGCCACCGGCGCGACCGCCGCGCTGGCCGGTGAGGGGCTGTCCGGCAAAGCCAAGGCAGCCCTGGCTGTCGTCGGCGCCGCAGCCAACAACAAGCTGCGCAAGCAAAGCATGTCGGTGGCCATCTACTCAGACCGCCTGTCCAAGTATCTGCGTGCCGGTGCAGAGGCCGGCCCTGCATCCAGTGCCATGTTCAACGAGTACGGCTGGTTTTTGAAGGACATGTCCAGGGCCACGCCGGCTTCGGCGGCGGTGGGCTACTACCTGATGCACACCCGCGATCAGAAGTTCCGCGAGATGGACGAGGAAGCGCAGAAGGAACTGGCTACTCAGTCCCGCTGAATCGCTCCAGCCTTCTGGCGACCTCCACACCTCGCTGGCATTCGGGACACCTGTTGAACTCGTCGATAGACCGCTTCAGCAACTCCATTTCCCTTGCGGTCTTGTCGGAGGACTCTTTCAGTGCTTTCGAAATCTCGTATTGCCCAAGCCCCACCCGGGCATCCATCTGGATGAAGTGCCCACTCACAGCCAAGTACGTGAAAGCGTACATGGCCGCAGCTCCAAGCGCGAAGTAGAGCAGTGCGTCAAGCATGCAGCGAGCCTGCTGCCACCGAGGGGTGCAGGCAACTTCCCCGCCGCCTAACGTCGGCCAGTCAACCGCGCGACGTCGTGCTGGGCCACTTTGAGCTCTAGGGCGTCCAGCCGGCGCAACACTTCGTCCGGCGCAGGGGGCGCGGCCGGCGGGGGCTGCTGCAGCTGCCGCTGGTGGGCCAGCCACATGGAAAGAGCCAGCCGGGCCTGCCAGGCGGCCACGCCCACGGCCACGCCTGCAGCCACCAGCGCGGCAGCAATGACGACAAGGGCAGTCACTTGCGCTTCAGGGGGTTGAAGACGAACTGCAGCGCCTTGCCCACCATGGCGCGGAAGTCGCGGTTGAAGCTGGCGAGCCCTTCGTTGCGCTCGGAGTCCACGGCGACGAAGCGGCCGTCCCGCGTCACTGCCTGGTAGCGGGTGAACTTGCCGTCCCCGTGGCGGCGGAAGCCCAGCCACATCACCTCGCCGGCAAGGTGCTGGTCCACCATCGACGTGGGCGTCGTGGTGTCTGCCTTGACCTTGTCCGCCGCAGTCTTGGGTGCCATGGCTTGTCGCATACCGCCATGCCGGCTTGTCCGGCAAGGAGACGCCCGATGCGCCGCCTCGTTGCTGTCCTGTGCCTGGTTGCTTCGCCTGCCCTGGCTGGCGAACGCTACCTGGGCACCATCGTTGCCACCACCACCAAAAACAACACCGACACCGCCAGCCCGTTTGCCATTCCGGCGGGCGGCAAGCTGTCGGTGCAGTGTGATGCCACGGCCTACGTGCTGGTGTGCGCCAACAACACAAGCTGCAGCGCCACCACCACCAACGGCATCAAGGTGGCGGCGGACCAACTCTTCACCACCTCGACGCCCTCCAGCTCGGCCGGCGCAGGCTACGTGGCGGCAGTTTCCGCCTCGGGCACCGCCAACTGCCGCGTCTTCGAGCGCAGCGGCACCGAGGGCTGACGGATGCGCGCTGCGCTGCTGGCCCTGCTGGCGACGGCAGAGGTGGCTGCCGCCTCCCCGCGCGTCCTCAACCGCCTCGGGGGATACTGGCGCTTGGACAGGCGCGACCGCCTTAGTTCGGGAACGTCTGCCGCTCCAGACGCCTCCCTGCTCCGTTTCTTACCGTCCACCGCATCCATTCCTGGCGGCGAGTGCAGTGGCCAGACGGTCACCGGCACCCGTGGAGAATCCATTAACTTCAGCCGCGCCAGCTCAGCCAACTGCCAGAAGGCAGATGGGACGTGGGTTTCCGTCACCAGCAATCAGCCGCGCGTATCCAGCCTCATTGGGCAGCCCGCAATACTGGTGGAGCAGGAGGCCACAAACCTGGCACTACGCAGCCGCGACCTTGCAAACGCAGCCTGGAGTCGCACCAACCTAACATGCCTTAGAGATGCGACCGGCATCACGGGGGTCCCCAACAGCGCCACAACGTGCACCACCGGAATATCTACGTTCTTGGGAACCGTAACGCAGAGCCTAACAGCCTCTGGATCAAGAGTCACAAGCGTATACGTTAAGCGCGCTGCCGGAACCTCTGCGCTGGAAATGACGCGCAACAACGGTGGAAGTTGGACAACCCTTAACAGCAGCAACTGCTACAACGCCACAACGTATGCGGCTCAATCCATCAATAGCAGTACATGGAGCCGCTGCTACGTCTACAGCACCGTCACAAATCCAACTGTCGGATTCCGCACCAACTCGGAAAATGACGCTTTCATTTTCGACGCAGTGCAGGACGAAAGCCTAAACTTTATAGACACGCCAACATCCCCAATCTTTACAGACGGAACAAGCGTCACACGGCTTGGGGAGGTGGCCTACGTAAACACACCCACTGGATTTGCTACGGACCTTGGATGTATTGCCGCAAAAGCATTCAAGGCATCCGCAGTCTTTTCTGGAGGAAATCCGCGCATTCTTCAGTCTGGAAATGGAATTGTTATCGCCCAGGGAAGTAACGTTTACGCCGCCACGGTTTCAAACTTTGTCATTGATTACCGGACGACGTTTGCGACATTGCTTGATGTGATTGTCAGGTGGTCAACCAGCGCCAATCAGCTTGCGCTTGTGGTCAACGGAACAACAAGCACCACCACCTACACAAGCAGCATGATTGGAAGCACTGTAAGATTTGGGATAGATGCTTCCGGTTCGCAATCCATCAATGGGTGGCTTGCTAACATCCGATTGGGCGCAACCACTGGAGATTGCGAACCGTGAACAGATACCGGATAGCCGCCGCGGCCATTGTTGCTTCTGCAGCTGCCTTGCTTGCCTCTGGCGCTTTGACTCCTTCCCAGCCTGGCGTTGTCGAAGCTGTTCCGGGCTATGGGTTGGACGCTGGCGCTCAGTGCGTTTTTCGCAGCGGGCTGGCCTCGGCCGAGGTGGTGGCGCAGTGGTTTCCCGGCTGGGACGGCGGCGGCAGCTACGCGGTGATGCGTGCCTGCGCCAACCCTGCCCAGGACAAGGACGCCGGCGTGCAACCCCTCCCGCCCGGCTACGACGTACTGCCGGAGTACGAGGAGCGCGGCCCCGAGGCCTACGACGGCGGCCCGCAGGTGAGGGTGTGGCTACAGGGGGACGCCACCGCCCCCTACCTGTGCGCCTGCGCTAAGGACGCCACCTGCCTCCGTAACGACGGCAGCCCTGCCGCCCAGGGCATCACCCTCGGCCACGGCCAATGGCAGGGCGCCGGGTGCCTGCCAAAGTCCTGTGTGGAGTTTGCTGGCGTCAGTAGCTGGCCACAGGAGTGCCCTCAGTGAGCAACGAACTCATCGCGCAACTGGTGACGGGCGGCGTCACGGGGCTGTTGATTTGGAGCCTCAACCGCAACGTGGCCAATCTGGACAGCAAACTTGATGGGCTGTCCGCGAAGGTGGATGCCCTCACCGCCACGGACAACCAGATGCAGGTGCGGCTGGCTGAGTTGCACGTCCGACTGACGCACGTGGAGCTGGAACTGGCCAAGCTGCGCGAGTCCTCCCGCGAGGCCCCGTGAGCATCGAGCGCTTCGTGGAGGCGGTGCTGGCGCAGGAAGGCGCGCCCTATGTCTGGGGAGGCAAGGGCGAGTACGTGGCCGGCAAGCGCCACGCCTTCACCTACGAGAACGGCAATCAACGGCTGGTGTTTGACTGCAGCGGCCTCATCACCTGGTCGCTGCGGCGCTGCGGGTGGACGCCCCGGGTGGAGTTCAACGCCCACCGGATGTGGACGACGTGGCCGCGGGTGGAGAAGCCGCAGCCCGGGGACATCATCTGCTACGGCCAGCCCGCCAAATGCAGCCACGTCGAGGTGGTGCTGGAGGGCGGGGACTGCTTCGGCGCTATCGGCGGCAACTCCAAAACGCTGAAGCCCACCAAGGGCGCGGCCGTGCAGCGCCGCCTCAAGCCCCGCAAGGACGTGCTGGGCTTTGTACGCAACCCCCTCCGCAATGACGCTCCCGCGTAAGCCCCTGCCCAACCTGGGCGAAGCGGAGCGCATCGGCATGCTTCGCCTGCGTGGGCTGGACGCCAACCTCAAACCGCTACACCTCACCCCGGAAGAGAGACAGGCCATGTCTGACACGCCCAACACTGAAGCCGCACCTGTTGCCCAGCCCGCCGCTGGCGCCATCCTCGCCCAGCCACACGTGCAGCTCCTCGCCGCGCTTGGCGTGGTGGCTGCGGCGGCCATTGCGGCCTCGGAGTCCGGCGTGCTGCCCCCGTGGGTGGCCTCGGTGGGCCACGCGGTGGTGGCTGTGCTGGCTGTCTTCGGCATTGCCTCCCCTGGCATCCGCAAGAAGGTCTAGCCATGCGAGTAGCCGCCGTTGCGCTGGCGCTCGTCGCGGCTTTGGCTGTGGCGCAGTCGCCCATGTACAGTGATTACCCCTGGGGCCTGTTGCAGAACGGCGTGGACCAGGGGCCTGTGTGGAACCTTAACTGTCTTAGTCCAGGCCTTGCCTGCAGCGTCGACGGCGGTAACGGAACTGTTAGCGTCAATGTGGCGGGCGGCGGCGGCGCGCTCTCGGACGCTGGTTTTGTAACTTGGTACGCTGACCCCGGCCTGTCCAATGAGCGGGTGCTTTCTAACGGCAACTATACCGTTACGGACTTTGCCACGGCCGGTGAAGCGCAGTTGGATTGGCAACATGGCCTGACTTGCACCAGCGGGCAGGCCCTGACTACGGCCAGCACCTCCACCCTGCAATGCACGTCCACCATTACCGCTTCAGACCTCAACTGTAGCGGGTGTGTCTCGGACGCAGAGCTGGCGAGCAACTACAGCGGTGTTGGTGTCTGCACAAACCAGTTTGTGCGTGGCGTCAATGACAACGCCGCGCCGAGCTGCAGCGCCGTGCAGTTGGGAAGCGACGTAGCTGGCACATTGCCGCAGCCAAATGGCGGCACCGGCACTGGAGCCTTGACGTGTGGAACGGCGCAGTTTTTGAGCAGCAACGGCACCGCTTACAGCTGCAGCCAGGGCGTTAACGGCAGCGGAACGGCTGGCCAAGCAACCTATTGGACCAGCACCTACGGGCTGTCTGGCGAATCAACTTACACCTACGATGCCACAAATAACCGGTTGCACGTCGGAGCGGCGGCCACTGACACTGGCTCAGTCAACGGCTACGCAACAACCACATATGCGGTAGTTGCTCGCAATGCCATCACGGAAAACGGCGGCGGTAGCATCAAAACGCTTAGTGGTTCTGTTACCGGATATGGCGGCGTTGATTTCTTTGATGATGGCGACAACGCCAGACAAGCCGCCATTGGATACGGCGGTCGCACTCACGGAGCAACCGATAAGCGGAATGCGTTCTATGTTGATTACCTAAGCAATGCCAATGGCTTTGCCGTTTGGGGGGGTTCCACAAGACACAGCTTGTTTAACGCCACTGGCTTTGGCGTTGGCAGCTCCCCGCTTTCAACTATCTCAGCGGCCAAAGACGGGTTTGCCAACTACACCGGCCGCTCCGCTGGCACCTCGGCTGGCTCGTATGTGCAGCTCCAGCGCGCACGCGGAACAGTGGATGCGCCGACCATCCTCTCTAACGGAGACTTTCAAGGCGGCGTGATTTTTAGCGGGTATGACGGCTCCGCGTACAGAGACAATGCCGCCATTTATGGCATTGTAGATGCCGTGCCCGGAGCCTCGGACATGCCAGGTTCTCTTTCATTCAGAACGGCGGCAGATGGGACAACTACGCTAACTGAGCGTGCAAAAATCTCAAATCAGGGAAACTTTACGCTTAGCACGCCAACCAGTGGGAATGCGCTTGTTTTCCCAGACCTTACCGGAATGAACACCAATGCGGGCACCATCTACCGCTTAACCTCTGATTTTACGACTACAAGCACTGGCTTTGTCGATATCACTGGCCTTACGCATTCGGTTGGATTGCTTCAGCCTTGGATTTTTGAAGCCCGTATCATCTGGCAGTCCAGCAATACGGCGGGCGGTCCCGGCTTCAGCGTAAGTTCTACCGGCACTATCAGCGTGCTGGATTACACGGTGGATTACCAGACGTTCGCTAACGCCACGGGCGGTACTATGACGACGCGCCATGACACTGCGGCAGACGCTATGGCGGCGCTCGCCACCACTACAGCGGCAACAACCTCCTATGTGGCCACCATTCGCGGTGTTCTGCTAACGGGCGCTGTCAGCTCAGGAGCGTTCTCAATCCGCCTGCGTAGCTCTAACGCGCTGTATACCATGACCGCCAAGGTGGGCAGTTACTTGGTTGTCCGCAAGGGCTTCAACTAGCCGTGCGCTACGCGCACCCGCCGCCCACGCAGGATGTGGCGGTGGAGCCCGCAGGAATGCCCGCCGTGGGGCCGCAGCCGCCTGCCCTGCCGCGGTGGACGGTGGCGCCGGACGCCTACTGGCGGCGGCTGCAACTGGCCTGGCTGCGCTGCGGTTACGACTTGGGCAGCGACGGGCGGCTGGAGAACCGGGCCTAGCTTTCAGTGCCCGCCAGCGCCGCGTGGGCGAGACAGGACGGACACTTCGCTTTCCGCCCCTGGCAGTCGTCGGCGTGGGCGCAGGGGTGCTCGCCCACCGCTTCCAACACCTCCCTCAGCCGCAGCCGCTCGGCCTCCAGCTCCTGCACGCTGCGCTGCAGGGCGGCCATGACGTGGGTAATGTTCACGGCTCCACCTCCCGGCGCTCGCGCACCTCTACCCGCGTCTTGGTGAGGACGCCTCCGGCCTGCCGCACCGCCTCCAGGGCCTTGGCGTTCAAGTCCTTCAGGGTGGCCTTCTCGCCCTTGGCCTTCAGTTGCTCGGCCACCAGCCGCACGCCACGGTCCACGGACTTCTTGGAGGCGTCCAGCTCCACCGAGGCCTGCGCCACCTCAGAGCCGTACAGCCGCGCCATAGTGGCGTACACCTTCGCCCCGTCCAGCTCGTCCCGGGAGGACTCCACCGGCCCCAGCACCATGCCGTTGCCCAAGGCCACCGGCTGCAGGGCGGCGTACTCCTTGAGCGTCTCCTCCATGCGGTCCAGCACTTGGCGCACCTCCTTCATCCGCAGCCATGCCGCCGCCACCGTCTCGGGCGTCAACTCGGCTGGGGCCTGCACGGAAGCGCACGCCAGCGCGGCCTTGGCCGGACAGGACGCGAACGCCGGGCAGTACCGGCACCACGGCCCCTCGGCCAGCGCGCCCTCCCGGGCCTCCACCTGGGCGGCCAGCACCCGCAGCTGCTCGGCAAAGAGGTCCAGCTCCAGCGCGTCCAGGCTGGCCCGCTCCAGCCACGTGCTGCCGTCCTCGCGGACGTGCAGGTGCCCAACCTCGGCAGAGGCGCAGCCGTAGGTGGCGCACGCCGCCAGGGCGAGGAAGCGCAGCTGGGCGGACTCGGCCGCCGTGGGCATCCAGCCGCGACCCGTCTTCGCGTCCAGCACGATGGCCGTCTGGCGGTCCGCGCTGAGGGCGACGAGGTCCGCGGTGCCGTAGAGCTCGCCGGGCTTCACCGGGTAGCCGCGGCCCACGTTGCGGCCAACCTCCCGGGCGGCGCCGGTGGCGAGGTCCCAGCCAAAGGCCACTTCCGAGGCCCAGCTGGTGCCGTCGCCCACCGGCAGCGTCTCCAAGTCCAGGGCGGCGCAGATGCGGTAGGCCCGCTCGTCGGTGACGGCCTCCAGCGCGGCGTCCCGGCCCAGCTGCGCCACACACTCAAGGAACGAGTGCACCTGCGTGCCGGTGACGGCGGGCGCGCCCGCCTCCCGGGTGGCCTGCGGCAGCCGGCAGCTGGCGGGGCACTTGAGGGCGCGGGTGAGGCCCGAGGCGGTAGGGAGGCTCATCACCGCCCCCCCGCCTGCCGCAGGTCGCGCTGCTTCGCCTGGTACGCCTGCCGGATGCCGGCGTCCTTGGTGAGCCCGTGCTCGGTGATGGACTTCACCACCGGCGCGAGGTCCGCCAGCGTCTGCGCCTCGGCAATACGGGCCAGCACCTTCTCGGCGGGGGAGAGGTCGTCCACCACCTCCAAGTCCACCGGCTCCAGCTCGGGCGCGGGCGGTTCCTCGTGCTGGGGCTCCGGACTCCAGCCCAGGGCGGCCATCACCTTCTCCTTGGCCGTGGCGATGGCGGGGTTGAGCTGCACCACCTCGGCCTCCACCACCCTGGGGGCGGCCTTGGCCTTCGGCCCCTGCTCGCGCTTGGGCTTGGAGTGCTCGGGCACCGGCGCCACCACGGCCGGGGGCGGCGGGGCCACGGTGCGCGGTGCCTCGGCCTCGGGCATTTCCTCGGGCGAGTACAGGCCGCTGGTGTCCTCAGGGAAGGCCTTGCGCAGCGCGATGGCCTCGGCGCATTTGCCCAACATGACGTGCACCTTGGAGCCCCACATGTGGGTGGGCTTGCCGTCCTTCGTCAGTTGCACGTACTCGGCATAGTGCGCCACGCCCACCGCCGGGCGGCTCCAGTCCTTCCGGTACACCCGCACCCGGGCCAGCTTCAGCCCGCCCTTGGCGTCGTACTCGAACTCGGCCTCGTCCTGGCCGTCGTACAGGCCGGTGCGCTCCGCAATGGCGCGGAACCCGTCGATACCCACCTGGGCGGCCCACACCTCGCAGCGCTTCTGGCCGTCCCAGCGCTTCACGAAGTGAATCTGCCGGGTGATGGGGTTGAGGCGGCGCAGGCGCGCCAACTCCAGCAGCACGCCCGCCTCCTGCTCGGACGCCCCACTCAGGAAGCTGGTCCGAATCATCTGCAGCTGGTCCGTGGTGAAGAACGACTGCGCCTCTGCTGCCCTCTGAATCGCTCCGCTCATGTGCTGCCTCCTGGGGCGCCCGCCAATCGGGCACACACTGGATGTAATACGCCGTGCATCTCGGTGTCAAGTTTGTGTGTTGCAGAAGTGTTACGCGGTGAATGACGCATCGCACGACGCCCTGACATGCGCGGGTGGTTGCGTTTCGTGCGCGCAGCGGGCAACGTGGCTGTCGCAACACGTTGCGCCCTTGGAGGTCGTCTTGTCGGACTACTGGAAAGCGCCGCCGCAGAAGCGCAAAGCCGTTAACTACAGGTTTCCGCGCGACCTCGTCTTGAGCCTCGAGGCTGCCCAGGAGTTGTTCCGCCTGCTGGCGCTGCGAGACGGCGAAGACCCCGACGGAGTCACCGCCACGTACACCACGGAGCGCCTGCTACGCGTCAGCCTGGACGGCCTGTGGCTGCAGGCGGGCGCGCCTGCCGGACTGCAGGGGATGCCTCGCAACCCCGAGGAGTGGGAGCGGCTCAAGAAGAGCCTGCTGAAACCCAAGCGATAGCCGATACGTTCACCGCGCGACAGACCGCGCCGCGCTGTGTCGCGCAGCCAACGTGCTGCAGTCTCAAGGCTACCCCGCCCCCCCCCCGCATCAGTATGCCAGCGGACATGAACCTGTCCGACCTGGGAAGTCAGACCGCCGCGGTACGCACGCTGGGTATGAGTTCATCGCCCAAGAGCGCCGAGGAATTGCTGTTGAGACTGGAGGCCGCGGTGGACGCGCTGGCCGCGCTCGTTGGGCGCCAGCAACTGCCGGGTGCGCTCACTCTGGCTCAGGCAGCCCAGAGGTTGGGCGTGTCGTCGCGCACGCTGGCGCGCATGGCGAAGTCTGGGGAGGTCCGCACGGTGAAGCTGGGGCGCCGCGTGCTGGTCTCAACATCGGAGCTCGCGCGCCTGCTGGAGTCGGCAGAGGCCCCGCCAAGGCCGGTGGCCGCCCCTAGGAGGCGCGAGGCGCCATCCGGCGCGGGCGAGGCTGCTTCGCTGCGCGCGGCCCTGCGGCGGCGCTCTAAGTGAGTTTCGGCAGTCTGAGCGCCACGGTGGGGACTGCCACGTCGGCGTAGAACTTCATCGTGGTGGACTTGCTCTTGTGCCCGAGGGACTCGGCCACCTGCTCGGGCGACTGCCCTGCCTCAATGGCCCAGGTGGCGACGCTGTGGCGCATCACGCCGGGAGGGAAGCGCGCCACGCCCGCCGAGTCACACGCGCGGTAGATGGCATCGTTGAGCTTCCGTGGCACCTCGCCGCGCTCCCGCAGGCGCTTGGCGGTGGCCAACACCTCGGAATCCACCACGGGCGTGCGCGTCGTCTCCCCGGATTTATGCCGCACCTGCAGCACCCCGAGCACCGCGCCCGCCCCTGGTGCTACGCGGGCCTCTTCGTCGCGCACGAAGCGCTCCAGCTCGGAGACGTGCCAGCCGGTGGAGGCGAGCAGCAGTAGGCAGTCTCGGTAAGGCCCGTCCAGTGCGGCCAGCGCTGCACGCACGTCCGCGAGCGCCACGGCCTTGCGGCGGTGGTGCTTTTCAGGGCGCGCCTGCGGCACAGCGAGGTCCAGCGAGGGGTCTTGGGCGGAGGTCAACAGCCCCTTTTCTCGCCGCAGCCAGGCGTAAAGCCCCTTGATGGCGATGATGCGGTGTTGCCGCGAAGTGCCGCGGCGCTCCACCGCGGGCTTGAGGTCGTCGCGGAGGGAGGCTCGTCGCAGGTCCACGCCGGCAAGGTCTTCCGTCCAGTCCGCCAGCCGGTGGGCCATTTCGTTGGCGTGGCGCGTGGTGGTGGAGTTGGTGCGGGACAGCATCCATCGGCGGTACTCCAGCACCAGATCCGCCGTCAGATAGAGCGGCTCTTCCGGCCGAGCCGGGCCGGACTGCTGCGGCTCGTAGGCGTCCGGGGCCGCAAGGAAGCGCTCCCACTGTTTCGCCGCCTCCACCCAGTCATGCACGCCCGTGCTGAGGTGGTACCGGCGCCCCTTCCGCATCTTCTCGATGACATAGAGCGGCCGCCCGTCGTCCCCCACGGAAACGTACCCGCCGACCCACTTTCCGCCCTTCCGATTCAAGGCCATTTTTGCCCCATGTCGATTTTCACACCACTTTCACATCAAGTGGGTGTATAGTTGACACTGTCAGAGGGAAGGGCAACTCTGGCCGGCGGTTTAGGAAACCGCCGCTCTATCCATCTGAGCTACGGGGCCGAGAGTGTCATCAGAGGACAGCATCGGACGGGAAGCGCCACAAGTTCCACACCAGCTCCACACCGACGCACTGTCCGGTGAAGGATGTATCCCGCCGGTGGAGGTGGGGCAACTTCTCGGCCGCGCTGACGTCAGCTGGGCGGCATTCAGTGCGGTAAACCTCCCAGCCAGACGCGCCGAGGCCCTGCGCTGGGTGACGGCCCACCCCGGCTGCAGCGCCCGGGAGCTGGAGCGGCTGTCCGGCCTGCGGAAAATCAACGCCCGCCTTTCCGAGTTGGAGGCCCAGGGCGTGGTGGAGGGCGCCGGCTACACCACCTGCAGCGTTACCGGAATGGTGGCCACCGCGTGGCGACCCACCGGCAACGCCCCGCGCCCCCTGCCCCGCAAGCTGACGGCGCGGCAGCGCATCCAGCAGCTGGAGGCGCTGGTGGAGCAACTGGACGCCGAGAACGCCCTATTGCGGGCGCGGCTGGCCGCAACTGAGGCCCCGCGCGAGCAACTGGACCTCCCCGTCTGGGCCGAGGTGCGCCAGTGACGTCCCTCCTTGTTGCCCTGTTGCTGGTGGCGGCGGTGGCCTTCGGCGCGTGGCTGGACACCCATCCGTGGGCACGGCACCAACGCATCCGCTTCACTGGCCCGCCCACGCTGGCGGACGTCCTTGAAGCCAAGCCGCCGCGGCTGCAACTGCTGAAGGGGGGCCGCCGTGACTGAGGCCTATTACCCCCGGCACGGCGAACTGGACGCCGCCGCCGACGCCGAGGCGGACGCCCTGCAGGCTCGGGTGCGGCAGTTAGAGGCCCTGCTGCGCGAGGTGGCCGAGGACTACGTCGGGCGCTGTCACCCCGGCTGCCAGCCCGGGTGCTTGGGCGGCCGCATCCGCGCTGCACTGAGGGTGAGGCCATGACGCGCCCTCTCACTGAGGGAGAGTTGGCGCAGCGCTCCCGGCGTCGTGCTGCCACCGTGCGCCGTGGCCTGCGCATCCTTGAGTTGCGCGCCGAGGGGCTCACCACGGACGAGGTTTGCGAGCGCCTCGGCATCACCTACCGGCAGGCCAACTATGCCTGGCGGAAGGTGGCACGGCCAAAGGGGGCCACCCGTGCCCCGTAAGCCAGAGGTTGCCGTGGCTGAAGGCTTCGCCCAGACGCGGCAGCTGAAGGCCAAGGCCCGGGCCGAGCAGGAAGCCCGCATCCGTCACCTGCTGTCCCAAGGCGAGAAACAAGCCGACGTGGCCCGCGCCCTCGGCATCCACACCAGTGTCGTCAACCGCGTGAAGAGGGGGAAGTAGCCCATGGCCCGCATCCGCAGCATCAAGCCGGAGTACTGGAGCGACGAGCGCATGGCCACGGTGGGGCTGGAGGCCCGCCTGTTATTCATCGGGTTGCTCAACCTCGCGGACGACGAGGGCCGCCTGCGGGGGCACCCTGCCCTTATCCGCGGCGCCCTCTTCCCCTACGACGACCTCACCAACGCGCAGGTGGCGGGCTGGCTGGAGGAGTTGGAGGCCGCAGGCCGCATCCAGCGGTACCAGGCGGACGGCGAGTCCTTTGTGTGGGTGCGCAACTTCGGGAAACACCAGAAGATTGACCACCCGTCGGCCTCCAAGCTGCCCGCGCCCCCGGCCGAGTCGTCGGAGAGTCCTCGCGAGCTTTCGCGAGCCCTCGCGAGCCCTCGCGAGAAATCTCCTAGGAGCAGGGAGCAGGGAGCAGGGATAGGAGCAGGGAGCAGGGAAGAGACTTCGTCTCCCCCGCCTGCGGCGGCGGAAGGCGCAGCGGACGCGCTGGTGGCTTTCTGGAACGAGAAGGCACACCCGAAGCTGGCCCGCGTCCGCAGCATGACGTCCAACCGGAAGACGGCGCTGCGCGCTCGCCTCAAAGAGCATCGGCTGGAGGAGCTGCAGGAAGCAATCGTGCGCCTAGGCGCGTCCAGCTTCTGCCTCGGCGGCGGCGCCCAGGGCTGGGTGGCTGACTTGGACTGGCTGCTGCGCCCCGGAAGCGTCGCCAAGGTGCTGGAGGGCAAGTACGACGACCGCGGCGCGTCGGTGGTGCCTTTGCGGGTGCCCTGCGTCCACGACGAGTGCGGCGCGGACTCAACCTGCAACCCGTACGGCAACCCGCTGTGTGACGCCCATGCCCGCGAGCATGAGGCGCACTACCGGGGAGCGGCGGGATGAGTCGGTTTCCGTATGTGCATACCCGCTGCGTCCGCTGCAACGTGCGCATGCGCAGCCGGCGCGCGGTGCCGGTGTGTTCGACGTGCGAGCCGCGGCCGGACACCGCCAGCGCCAACCGGACGCGGCCGATGGTGTCGTGCGGTGGGTGCGGCACGCGCATCCGCAGCCAGGCGACGGAGCCGCGCTGCGCGGAGTGCCGGCCCCCGCAGCACGCGGTGTTTGCGGCGACTGAGGCCAATCGCACTCCGTCCTATTGCGACCTCTGCGGGCGGGTGCACGCGGGCCACTGGGAATGCATCGAGCGGAGCGAGCGAAGCGGGGAAGAGGTGCGGCTGTGGCTACTGGAAAGGGGAGAGCTGTGAAAACGAAAGGTGGGCATGCCTCGCTGACGCTGGAGGCGGGCAAGAAGCTGGCCAGTTTGTACGTTCAGTGTGGCGCGGACATAGGCCGGGACGGCTGGGTGTGGTGGGTGGATGCGGCGCCCAGTGTCTGGGACGGCTACCGGGACGCCAGTGCGGGCAAGGCTAAGACGTGGGATGGTGCCTGCCGGGCTGGAATGCGGTGCGCGGAGCGCGTGCTGGGGAGGAAGTCATGAAGACCACCCCGGACGCGCTGGAGCGCCGCGCCGCCCAGCAGGAGGCGGCGGCGCTGCGGGATGCGGCCCAGGCCGCGAAGGAGAAGCGGGCGCGGGCGCTGCTGGCCGAGGGGCTGCCGCTGTACCAGGTGGCCCAGCAGGTGGGCATGTCCCGCCAATCCGTGGCGCGGCTGCGCGGGGAGGCGGCATGAAGCCCCAGAAGCCCTACTGCCCCACCTGCCACCGGCGCCTGCATGCGCTACAGGCCCCGCCTGTGAAGCCATGCCTGGCTTGCGGCAAGCCGGTGGCCGGCCTTGGCCTCGGCCGCCCTCGGCAGTTGCACCCGGAGTGTAGGCGGGCGCGGCTGGCCACGTTGGCCAAGCAGCGCCGGCAGGCCAAGGAGGTGCGGCCATGACGACGGCGGAAGACGTGCGGCGGGTGGCCATGGCCGCCCAACCCTACACCCCGGAAGAGTTGCGCGGGGTCCATCAGCCGGACATGGCCCGCGTCAGGGCCACCGCCAAGGCCCTCCAGTTGGCCCAGGAGCGACTTTCGCACCCCGCCGCGGCCCTCGGCATGGATGTGGCCCTAAAGGCCCTACAGGGGCAGCGGGAGGCCTGTGCGTGGGTGGCCCGTGGGTATCCGGCCAACCCCACGCTGGGGGACCAGTTGGGCCGGGTGGTGCGGGCCACGCCGCTGGTGGGGGTGAGGCCGTGAGCGCCAACTGTCACGCCTGCGGGCAGCGCCTGCCCAAGCCGCCCAAGCCGGAGGGGCCGCGCATTCAGCCGTGCCTGGCCTGTGGGCAGCCCGTAACGAGTGGAAAGCGCGGACGGACACGCCAGCTGCACCGCAGCTGTCGGGCGCTGTGGCGAAAGCTGAAGGGGGAGGCATGAGGGTGCTGGTGGCGTGTGAGTACAGCGGCGCCGTGCGTGACGCGTTCATCCGGGGGGGCATGACGCAATGTCCTGCGACCTGCTGCCGAGCGACAGCACCGGCCCGCACTACCGGGGTGACGTGCGAAACGTCCTTGGCGAGGGCTGGGACCTGATGATTGCCCACCCTCCCTGCACCTACCTTTGCAGCTCTGGCCTTCACTGGAACAAGCGCACGCCTGGGCGCGAGACAAAGACGCAGGAGGCGCTGGCCTTCGTGCGCCTGCTGCTGAGTGCTCCCATCCACCGCATTGCGCTTGAAAACCCGGTGGGGCGTATCGGAACCGCCATCCGGCCAGCGAACCAGTGCATCCAGCCCCACGAGTACGGACACGATGCCAGCAAGCGCACCTGTCTTTGGCTGAAGAACCTACCGCCACTGGTGCCAACCCTCCGCGTGCCGCCGCGCATGGTGAAGGGTAAGCCGCGCTGGGGAAACCAGACGGACAGTGGGCAGAATCGCCTCGGCCCTGCCGCCGACAGATGGAAGGAGCGCAGCAAGACGTACCAGGGGGTTGCCGAGGCCATGGCGCAGCAGTGGGGCGCGCTGGAGGTACAACGCCAATGCGCCTGACCCTCCCCTACCCGCCCAGCGTCAACCGCATTTGGCGGGTGTTTGCCGGCCGCATCATCAAGTCCAAGGAGGGGCGCCAGTACGCCCAGCAGGTGGCGTGGGAGGCCCGCAAGCATGACACCCAGCCCCTGCAGGGCGAGGTGGTGGTGCATGTCACCGCGTACCGGCCGCAGCGCCGCGGCGACTTGGACAACACGCTGAAGGCCGCGTTCGACGCCCTCAACGGCGTGGCGTGGGACGACGACTCGCAAGTGGTGGAGCTTCACGCCCTGCGCCTGGACGACAAAACCAACCCCCGGCTGGAGGTGGATGTGCAGCCGTGGCAACCGAGGGACACATGACGGCAACCAATCTGGAATCCATGGCGCTGTCCGCGCTGACGCCCGCGCAGCGCAACCCCAAGAAGCACGCCCTACCCGCCCTGCGGGACTCCATCGGCCGCTTTGGCTACGTGGAGCCCATCGTGCTGGACGAGCGCACCGGGCGCCTCGTCGCGGGCCACGGGCGGGCCAAAGCGTTGTCACTGATGAAGGCCAAAGGCGGCACGCCACCCGCTGGCGTGGCCGAGAAGGACGGCGAGTGGTTGGTGCCGGTGCTGCGCGGCTGGGCCAGCCGCAGCGACCAGGAGGCCGAGGCTTACCTGCTGGCGTCCAACCAGTTGACGGCTGCGGGCGGGTGGGACGAGGGGCCGCTGGCCGAGCTGGTGAAGGAGTTGGCCGACGCGCAGGCGTTGGAGGGCACCGGCTTTGACGCCGAGGCGCTGGAAAAGCTGCTGGGCGAGGCGTCGGGCACCAATGGCAACACCGACCCGGACGAGGTGCCCGAAGAGCGGCCCACGGACATCAAGATGGGAGACATGTTCCGCCTTGGCGACCACCTGTTGTTGTGCGGGGACTCCACGAAAGCCGAGGACGTGGGTCGTCTCATGGGTGGCGCGCTGGCGGATATCTTTTTCACCTCACCACCATACGCGCTCGGCAAGTCGGCGGCGCTTAGCGGCAACAAGGCGGCTTCGGCTCGGGGAAACGCTTACGACAAACACCAGGACGAGAGTGCAGAGTGGCCGCGCCTTATGCGCGAATGGACGCGATGCGCCCTTGATGCGTGCCGTCATGGCGGCGTGGTGAATGTGCAGATGCTCGCGGGAAACAAATCCCACTTGATTGCATGGATGCACGAACACGCGCGCCGCATTTGTGATGTTGCAGTATGGGACAAGGGCCATGCGGCTCCGCAAATGGCGCCCGGAGTGATGTCGTCGCGGTTTGAGTTTCTGGTAGTTCTTGGCGGCGAAAAGGCGAGCCGAGTTGTCCCATGCTCTTCGTGGCATGGGACCGTTTCAACCGTCTACGAAGGACCTCCGCAACGCAACAACAAGGCGGCGGCAGTTCACGCGGCAACCATGCCGGAACACTTGCCAGAATGGGCACTGGGGACATTGTGCGACAAGGCCGAGAGCGTTTTTGACCCGTTTGGGGGAACGGGAACCACGATGATAGCGGATGAACGGCTCGGCAAATCTTCGTTTCTGATGGAGATTTCCCCGCAATATGTTCAGGTGGCGATTGACCGATGGGAGGCCTTCACCGGCCGCAAGGCAGAGAAGTTGGAGGCAGGCCATGGGGCGTAAGCGCAAGGCTAAGGCAGGCCGCCCGTCGTCCATGACGCCCGAGGCGGTGGACAAGCTGCTGCAGGCATTGCGGGCGGGAAACTTCCGCAACGTGGCGGTGGAGTGGGCGGGCGTAGGCGAGCGCACCTTCCGCGAGTGGATGGCGAAGGGCGGCGAGCAGAAGGCAGGGGCGTTCCGCGATTTCCGCCGCCGCGTCATGGAGGCCGAGCAAGCGGCTGAAATACGGGCGGTGGGCCTGTTGATGAAGGCCGCGGAGAATGACGCCAAGCACGCCGCGTGGTGGTTGGAGCGCAAGTTTCCCGAGCGATGGGGGCGCAAGGACCGCCACGAGCTGACGGGCGCCAACGGAGGCCCGGTGCAGACGGACTCGGCGGTGGCGGCGCTCACCACGGCGGAACTCCGCAAGCTGGCACGGGCCATCGATTGAAGCCCGGGGTGCCGGAAGGCGTGGCGCGGGCCTCCCAGGCGGAACTCTGGCGGCGGGGGGACGTGGCGTGGTTGCTGGATGAGGGCCAAGCACAATGGGTGGACGCCTTCTGGCAGGGCGAGGGGGCGGCCGTCTGGATGATTGGCCGGCAGCGCGGCAAGTCCTTCGCTGCGTTGTCGCTGGCCTGTGGGCTGGCTGTGGAAAAGCCGGGGGCCATCATCCGGTACGCGGCCCTCACCGCGAAGTCAGCCAAGGGCATCGTCCTGCCGACGCTGACGCAGGTGCTGCGGCACTGCCCGACGGACGTGCGCCCCGAGGTGTCCGAGCTGGAGGGCGTGGTGCGCTGGCCCAATGGCAGCGTCCTCACCTGGGCGGGCACGGACAACGAGCAGTTTGAGCGACTGCGCGGCCCCCGCGCCCACCTGGTGCTGCTGGATGAGTCGGCCTTTTACGCAGACTTGGAGCGGGTGGAGTCTGCCCTGCTGCCCCAACTGACGACGACGGAAGGCCGGGCGCTGTACCTATCCACCCCACCCGAGTCCGTGGCGCATACCTTTGTCCGCCGGTGGAATGCCGCCCGCGCGGCCGGCCGGGGCGTCCACGCCAGCGTCCACGACAACCCCCGCCTTGGCCCCGAGGGCGTGACGCGGCTAATGCGGCAGGAGGCGGCCCGCCTGGGGCTGACGGGGGCCGAGTTGGAGGCCTCCACCTTTTGGCGCCGGGAGTACCTGGCGGAACTGGTGCAGGAGGAGTCCCGCGCCGCCGTGCCCGGCTGGACGCAGACGGCGCAGGCCGAATGCGTGGGCGAGGTGCCGCGGCCTGCCCACTTTGACGGCTACGTGGGCGCGGACTTCGGCTTCGGGGACCCGCACGGCGTGGTGTTCGCGTGGTGGGACTACCAGGGCAACCGGCTGGTGGTGGAGGACGAGCTGGAGTTGCGCGGCGCCACCACGGCGCAACTGGCCGAGGCCATCAAGCGGCGGGAGGCGCAGCTGTGGGGCGTGGACAGGTGGGC